TTCAAGATGAGGAGATATCACTAAATGTTCCAGAAGTATCTCGTATACTAGCAATTTTTGAATCAAATGATACAAATAATCCAGATTTACCAACTCTAATCGTAACTGATGCAACAGCATCATTTACTGGAAACGTAGTAGTTGGGGAGCAATTTATTGGTGGTACATCAGGTGCTGTAGCCCGTGTTGTCTCCGTTATTTCTGGAACTTCAATTTCATTTGTTTATGAAAATCAAAATACTTTTGAAATAGACGAAAATATATCACTTAAAACATCTGGAATATTTGCAAAATTAACAAGTGTTTTACCTGGTGATCGAAATTTAATTAATAATTATATTCTAGATGATGGTCAAAGATTTGAATTTGCAGATTTCTCTAGAATCGTAAGAAAATCAAATTCAGAAAAACCAACTCGTAAATTAAGAATTATATTTGATTATTTACTTAATAATGAAAATTCAGGAACTATTGAAACAGTTAATAGTTATAATACATTAAGTTACAGCAAAGATATACCATTTGTATTTGATAGGTTTGCTTCTGACTTTATTGATTTTAGACCTAGAGTAGCACCATTTACTGCAAATAATAAATCACCATTTGCTTTTGGATCAAGATCTTTTGCTTCAACACAGTCTGAAGTTGTAGTATCAAATAAGAGTATTGTAGTGGATTATTCTTATTATCAAGGTAGAGCTGATAGATTATATCTAACAAAAGATGGTTTCTTTACTGTAAAACAAGGAAACCCATCAAGAATTCCTAAGTTACCCCTACCAAATGATGAAGCTTTTGAAGTTGCTTCAATCATATATCCACCTTATGTTCGTAATGCAATTAAAGAGGTCAAAGTAAAGAGGATTCGACATAAGAGATATACAATGAAAGATATTGGTAGTCTTGAACATAGAATTAAAAATTTAGAAAATTATACAACATTATCTTTACTGGAAACTGATACTAAAAATTTATCAATTAAAGATCCAAATACAGGATTAGATAAATTTAAATCTGGTTTCTTTGTAGATAATTTTACAAGTCATGAAACACATAACTTAACAGGTGAATCTAAATTTGATATTGATCTCGTAAGAGGTGAATGTAGACCTAGATCAACAGAAAGAAATGTTCCTTTAATTCATGAAACGGTTAGCACACTTAATGATCCTATAAATGCTGATTATAATTGGGTTGAAGATTTTGTTGATGGAAACATAACAAGAAATGGGCCTGCATTATTACTTAATTACACAGAAGTAGAGTTTTTATCACAACCATTTGCAACAAGAACAGAAAATCTTAACCCTTTCCATATAGCATTATTTGCTGGATCAATAGAATTGAATCCAGAATCAGATTTTTGGGTTGAAGAAGTTCCTCTCGGAACCACAGAGGTATTCAATATTGATGGTACATATAATGCATTTGCAGATCTATTGGGAGTTGAAAATGCAGAAAATGGTGGAATGGCATCTAGTTTCTGGAATTCTCATGAAATTACTTGGAATGGTATGGATAGTGCAACATTTCTTGGACAAGAAATTACCGATACTGAAGTTTTAGCAAGTGAAACTGATACAGTTAAAAAAGCACAAGGTCATGGAACTGCAGTTTATGAAGTAACAACACAAACAGTTCAAAATACAGTTACACAAACTTTTGAACAGACTGGAATTGAAAAAGAATTTGGACTTGAATTGACACCAACAACCCAAACAATTGATTTAGGTAATAAAGTCATTGGAGTAGATATTTTATATAATGTTAGATCTCGAAATATTGAAGTTTCAGGTAAGAAACTAAAACCAAATACAAGATATTATGTGTTTATGGAAAATCAGGATATGACAGAGTATGCTGTTCCTAAACTTATTCCAGTTACTATGACAAAGGGATCATTTTCGACTGGTGATCTAATGTACAGTGTCGAGAATCCACCAGGAACTGCTGGTAAACCAAGTATTCATTTTAGACTTTGTAGTTCAAATCACAAAAAAGGCCCATTTAACGAACCTACAGAAACATACACAACAAATCCGTATGATTCAACATCTTTACCTTCTACTTATTCTAGCACTAGCACAATTTTAAATGTTGATACTGGTGGATTATCACACTTTACTAAAGCGGATCATATTGGATATATTAAAAAAGGTATGAATTTAGTTAATAAAGATGGTGATGCAGAAGCAACTGTTAGTGATTTAAGCTTAGTGAGTGACGAAAAAGGAAATTTGATATTTTCATTACATATACCCGATCCAACTGTAGAACTTAATCCAGTATTCAGCACTGGAAATAACACAATTAGAATTACTACTAGTCCAACTAATGCAAGTGTATTAGATCCTGGTGAAAGTTCTGCAGAGACAGAATATCTTGCAACTGGTTATCAAACAAATACACAAGAACAAACACTCAATATCAAAACAGCACAGATTGAGAAAAAACAAATTGGTTCAGATCAACCAGTGACTCAAATAGTTGAAGTAGAGGGAGTAATTCTAGATCCAGAAGAGATTGAAACATCAGAACAAATAGATTACTATGATCCACTTGCACAATCATTCTTAGTTGAAAAAAGCAAATATCAAGATGGTGTTTTCATAACAGGTGGTGAGTTATTCTTTAAAACTAAAGATGATGAAGTTCCAGTGACTGTTCAATTAAGAACAATGAGAGATGGTTCACCAACAACCACTATTCTACCATTTGGTCAGGTACAAATTAATCCTGCAGATGTCAATGCCTCTGAGGATCCAAGTGTAGCAACTAATTTTAAATTTAACACACCAGTTTATTTGCAAGGTGGATATGAATATGCATTAGTTTTAGTTGCACCAACTGAAAAGTATCTTACTTACATTACTAGAATGGGTGAAGAAGATTTAATTCTTCAGTCTGTAAGTAACACTCAACCATATCTAGGTTCACTATTTAAATCACAAAACAGTTCTACTTGGACACCAAGTCAGTTAGAAGATCTTAAGTTTAAACTTAATAAGGCACAATTTGCAACTAATACACCATCTACTGTTCTTTTACCTAACAGTGGACTGCAATTACAAAAAATCAGAAAAGAAAATCCTGTAGTTGCATATTCGAAGAGATTAAATGTTTCAATAGCATCAACTACAACCTCATTTGGAGCTGGATCTGAACTTAAGCAAGGAACTAATACTGGTCGTATAACTGCTTCTGGTGGAGCAATAACAACTGGTACAAGTAAAGTAGACTATGTTCCAAATACTGGTATCGGACTAACACCAACAGGTGGAAATCTTTCTTATTCTGGAATTGGATTTACAAGTTTGACTGGATTTGGTCAAGGTGCAACTGCAACTGTCACAGTTAAAAGTGGTGTAGTAGGAAGTGCAGACATCAATATTACAAATGGTGGAACTGGATATCAACCAGGTGATTTACTACTTATGAATTCTATTGGAGTCAATGGATCAGGAGTAAGAGTAATAGTTAAGAATACAACGAATACCAACTTATTGGTGGTTGATAACGTTAAGGATACTTTTGTAGATAATGCAGATATGACTCATATCACCACTAGTGGTGTAAATGTTCCAATTACTGCTGCTAACATCACTGGAATTAGTTCTGATCCAATTCGAGATGGATATACTCTAAAAGTTAATCATAGAAATCATGGAATGCACTCAAACACAAACAAAGTGAGAGTTTCTAATTTCCATCCTGATGTAAAACCAACTTTATTAACTTCAAATATAAATGATGACAGCACAACTATAGATCTTACAAGTGGTGCTGACTTTACCACTTTTGAAGGAACCGCAGTTGGGGCTGCTCATACTGGATATCTATTAGTAGATCAAGAAATTATTGCATATAATGCAATTTCAAGCAATCAAATAACAATTGCAACAAGATCCGTTGATTCAAGTTTAAAATCAAATCATAGTTCATCTTCATTAGCTCATAAGTATGAATTCAATGGTGTGTCTTTAAGAAAAATCAACAAAGACCATAATATTGATTCAAGAGAAAAAACATTTGATAGTTACTACCTAAAAGTTGCAACTGGTGGAAAAGCATTTGATATCACTAAGACTGGTGGTGGAAGTGCACTTCACATTTCACAGAATGTTCCATTTGAGGTAATCGATCCTAGAATTACATCTGTAACACCTACTGGAACTGATATAACCGCTAGAATTAAAACAACTTCAGGAACAAGTCTAAGTGGTAGTGAAGCATCATTTGTAGATAAAGGTTATGAAAATGTATCCCTCAATCAGTTAAATTATCTTGATACTCCAAGAATTATTGCATCAGGGATAAATGAATTTGATTTACTAAACAATCAAAAATCTTTTGGACTAGAGTTAACACTCTCAACAACAAAACCTGATGTATCTCCAGTTGTAGATTTAGATACATTAAATGTAGTCGTAATTAGTAACTTGGTTGATGATAAAGTGGTTAATTTTGAAACTGATAGTAGACCAAAAATATCTGGTTTAGATCCAAATACTGCGATTTATGAAACAAGAAGAATTAATTTAG